TCAAATAGGTCTTATCCATTTAGTTACTCAATTCCTGTAGCAAATACTTGGACTTCAATTTCAATAACTATTGCTGGTGACACGGCTGGCACTTGGTTAACAAACAATGGAATTGGTATCACAGTTACTTTTGCATTGGGTGCTGGTTCTACATATAGTGGAACTGCTGGTGCATGGGCAACAAGCGGATTTATTGCATCGCCCACAGGAGCAACATCCGTAGTAGGAACAAACGGAGCAACCTTCTATATCACAGGCGTGCAACTAGAAGTAGGAAGTAGTGCTACTGGATATGAGTATCGTATGTATCAGCAAGAGTTAGCTTTGTGTCAGCGTTATGCTTACAAACTTACTTCTGATTTTGTTGGAATTACAGTAACAACATCAGGATTAGGTGGTGCTTTTTATTTTCCAGTAACAATGAGGGCAACTCCAGCAGGAAGTAGCGGTTCTTTTTCTATGTCAGGCGGTAATGCTGGCACTTATGCAGAAGCAAACGGAACGCCAAGAGGAATTCAAATTTACAATAGTGCAAATAATTGGACTGTTCCAGCCAATTGCAATGTAACAGTAACTTATTCTGCGGAACTATAAAATGTACAAACAATATTTATATACAGATGGAAGCGTTGTTAAAAATTATGTTTTGCGTATTTTAGACAATACTTATATCCCATTCGACCCAGCCAACACAGACTACCAAGCCTACCTAAAATGGGTTAGCGAGGGAAATACACCATTACCAGCCGATGAGGTGAAAGCATGAGTTTAATTCTTAGTGGTAATAGCGGTTCACTTACAGTAGATTCTACTGCTGGTATTACCTTTCCTAGCGGTAGTGGAACACAAGCTGCACAATCAAAAGTGTTGCAAGTGGTATATGCAACTTATTCAACAGGAGTTTCTTCAACATCAGGAACTTTTATTGATACTGGATTAACAGCTTCTATTACCCCATTATTTACAACAAGCAAAATATTAATTTTTGTAAATTTGCCAGAAAATTTTAAAACAAATAATAGTGCAAACAATGACCTTGGTTTTAATATTTGCAGAAATGGAACTCAAATTGTTCAATTTAACTCTGAACTTGGTTATACAGGAACGGCATTAGGAAACATTTTTTCTGCGTCTTATATTTATTTAGATAGTCCAGCAAGCACATCTTCCACAACATATAAAGTGCAATTTAAAAATACTGATGGCGCTGGTGGAACATCCACCGTTTGTCAAAATGGCGCAAGCAGTCCAAATGCAATTACATTAATGGAAATAGCACAATGATTACTTTACATAATGCAATTTTTGCACTTAATTCAGCAATCGTAACCATTCGTGGCGATGTAGCTTACGACGCTAATGAACAAGAAGTAGCTTACGATAAAGCTGCCGCAGAAGCTAAACTGGTAGAACTACAAGCTGCCGAAGCCAAAGCCGAGCAAGACGCTAAAGACGCAAAGGCTTCTGCACTAGCTAAACTAACAGCATTAGGACTAACACAAGCTGAAGTAACAGCATTAATTGGTTAATATGGAACTGCAAGCATTTTTTAACATGGTTTTGCCATTGATTTTTGTGGCAATCGGCTGGTTCATGAAAGAACTCTGGACTGCCGTTCAAGCGTTAAAAATTGACTTGCGTGACCTTAGAACTCACCTTGCTGAAAACTATATGCACAAGGATGATTTCTCTGACCGTTGGGATGAAGTTTTAACCGCCCTTCACCGTTTAGAAGATAAGCTAGACAGCCTTAAAAAATGATTTCTAAGGTTTTAAATGACCTCTTAACTGGAGAGGACAATAAAACCCATGACATTGGCCGTTGGTCTTGGATGATTTCCCTATTTGCCGTTATCATAGGGGCTGGTTATGAAATTGTGCGTGGCGATATGCCAAACCTTAAAGACTTTGCAGAAGCCGTAGGAATTATTGCTGGCGCTCATGGCGCTGCGGTGATGCTTAAAAAGGATGCAGAACCAAAATGAACTTTTTAATGAACCTATTTGGTGGCACAAGTGGACAAATCTACATATATTTGGCTTTGGTTTTGGGTAGCTTTGGCGGTGGCTTTTATATTGAGCATCTGCGCTTCTCTGAATATCGAGCAGAAGTCGCTATTGCAGGTGAAAAACAAGCGCAAGAATCTGCTGCCAAAGAACAAGAACAACAAATCGCAATAAAGGAGCTACAGAATGAATATGAAGCTAAGTTGTCTGCTAACCATAACTACCTTAGCAGGATGCTCGACAGCAGTCCCAAGCAACTGTCCAGTCTTGATTCCACCACCATCAGCATTAATGGCACAACCAAAAGCTGCATGGCTATTGCCACCGATTCAGCCGATGATGCCCAACAAATAATATCCTTGCAAGATTACATTAACAACCAACTACAAATAGTCAATGCCAAGTAATTTTGATGAATCCTTGCGTCTTTTAATTAAGAGCGAAGGAGGATTTTCGGACTCAATAGGCGACCCAGGAGGTGCTACAAAGTACGGAGTTACCAGAGAAACATGGGAAGAATGGGTGGGCCACCCTGTATCTGTAGAAACCATGAAAAATGTCACAATAGAACAGGTAGCGCCACTATATGAGCAACGATACTGGAAACCCTGTGAACTTTTACCTAGAGGACTTAGCTTCCTTGTTTTCTCAATGGGCGTCAATGCAGGAATTGGTAGGTCTATTAAACTTTTGGAGTCCTGTCTTGGACTCGTATCTACTGGAAGCATCGAAGAGCGAGTTGCCGACAAGATTAAAGAACTTAATATTGCAGATGTTATCGGCAAATTCTCACAATCCAGAAGGGACTATTACCATTCATTAAAGACTTTTCCGCTATTTGGGCATGGATGGCTCAAGCGAGTGGATATTGAGGAAAAAGAAGCTCTTGATATGGTCAAAAACGGTTAATAGTTAGCCAAAAACAATATCCAAATACCGCTACAGCTACCAAAGCCCCTAAAAGCCCCCAAAACACGCTATATTCGCTTTCTTTAGGGTAGATAATAGCCGAGCAATACTCAGCATCTTTGACAGACTCAGATAGCGTTCTAGGGCTTTTTAACCATCTTTGGTAATTATTGACAAAATGTTCATAGCTCATTTCTCTTGTGCCTTTCTTTCCATTTCTTCATACTCAGTCCAATGCAAAACATCAGAAGCTGTAGGATATTTTTCCCATACATCAGCACCCACTAAAGCATCTACTTCAATCCATTCCCATACCAGTTTAGGTATCCTTGCATAATATGTAGTGTTTGCACTCATTTCTCTTGTGCCTTTCTTAGTATTGCTCTAGCAAACCCAACATCAAGCGTTGTCCAATCTCTTTTCCAAAAATCTTCGGTAATCTGCCATATTTCCTCATCTGTTAGTGTCTTTGCTGGATGGGTGTAGAGTGAAATAACACCTTCCATATCATCAGGCTGTTCTGTAAAAAAACTACAATCATCCATCCACGCTACTGGTTCATTGTTCACTTGTTTTTACTCCATCCATTGCATTTTGCCAAAAATTCAATAGCTCTATCAAATTGCTCTTGCATATATTCAAGTTCATTAGCTTGTTTTCTTAACATGGCTGCGGCATCTTGAACACAGACCAAATCCGTCATGTTGTCAGCTATTGCTCGGTCTAATTCTGTTGCTAAATCTCTAGCGTTCATAAATCCACCTTATAAGTAATGGTTACGGTAGGTTCTTGATTCTCAACATCTACACTAAAAGTTAGGCTGTTATCTTTTTCTTTTTTAAAGATTTCATCCCAATTCTTATTGAATTTTTCTTTATCAACTGGTCGTGGTGTATCGCCTTTTCCACCGTCTCTCATTTTTTTTCCCTTTCTTGCTCAATGTATTGGCGCAAAATACTAATGATTCCTTCTTGAACCAATATTGCCAATCCTTCTTTGTCGAAATGCACCAATGCGTCTGCTGACCCATCGTCATTTTCTTTGACTATTTCTACTTTAATGTCCATATTGTTCCCAATAAGTTAGCCAAGGTTTAGAGCTTAATTTGTAGCCAAAAACATAAAACAATGGCCCAGAAAACTCCACAATCTTTTTGCGTTTTTCATCCATAAAAGCTCCTATCTCAAGGTTTTATCGGCTACTAAATCAAACAAATCTTCTTGCGTATCATTAAATGACTTCAAAAATTCTTTTAAAGCCTTCTCATCAGTTTCTATAAATATCTTGTTGTAAAGGCTACAGGTCGGATTACGAGGCGTGTCTAGCTTGTAAGTACCGCTAATCACATAGCTTGAAAACACCCTACAAGCCATCTCATAGTCTCCACAACGCTGTTTATGAATACAGTTATCACAAGGCGCTATCTCATCTAATATGCGCCTTAAATGGTTAATTTTGTATGTCATTTAAACTTGTTCGTAGAGTTCATCTTCAATCGTTTTCCACAAATCAAGCCTTTTAACCATTTCGCTAATATCGTGGTCGCCAATATATGCGTATTCGATTTCGTTGTTGTAACCGTATAAGTCGATTTCTGTGTTGCCAAAAATGACTGTATTGATGTAGTAACCGTCTTTCATAATTTCCCCTTATTAAAAAAAACAAGTCAAGCTGCTTAGTCGTACACCTGCGGCTTGTTGAGCTGAAGTATGCTTGACCTGTTGATAGTAATTTATTGGGGTTAGCAAGAAAAAGCCACTATGACAAACCCTTAGTTGCAAAAAAGAGACAGGGCTGTATTTGGCAGTTGATAACAATGGGTCAGAAAGCCGCAAAATTACCCAATTACTGCATCCTACATTGGCGGCTTAACGCCCCAGTAGGTATTTTATAGAAAAGGTGACCTACTCGCTTCTTTACGCTTTCGGTCATAGATAAGGTGAGGCAGCAGAACACTCCGTGATGTGTGTGGTCTGGAAAGGGGAAATCCAGTCTGCCGCCTCGTAGTCAGTTTAGCTTATTTCGCAACTTATAGATTTGAACTAGATTAACAAACATTTGATAGCCATCACGCAAATCTTGTTCATCATGTTCGAAAATTGCCACTTCATTGGTATCGCCATTGATATAGACATTGGCGCATCGTGCTTCAGGGGCTAAAACCTCTCTATAAGCTGCCAGTTGAATGGTATGCTCTAGATAGGGTGTTAAATCACCAGGGCTTTTCTGTGTCGTTTTAAAGTCAATCACGACCCCTTTAAAGGCATAGTTTGGTTTGGCATATAAATCGCACTTGCCCCCATAGCCTTCTTGCTGATTGACCAAACTTTGCTCGGCCACCCAAAGCTGTTCGCCAAAATGCTGTTTTATGATGCTTTCTACATTGCGTACATAAATAGGCAAATCAGGCAAATACTCTTGGTTATAAAACGATTCAATCCAGTCGTGAATCATCGTACCTCTATCGGCAGCTTCTCTGGACTTGCGTTTAGACAAGTCTAAACAACGGTCAATGTAGTCCTTTTCATCTTCCCCATTTAAGCGTGGGTTTTCAATAGCGGCCTTAATAGCCTCGGTCTGAAACCAAGTATTTAATCCATCTTTTGAAAGTTGTCCGAGTATCGTGCTGACCGAAGGCACGAGAGTTCCAGGACTAGCCTTGGCGTCACGCAAGGTGGTGTTTCTGGGTTTTCCGTTTTTACCAATAGTTGTATAGCGAGGTTCACCAGTTTTGGCATCGTACCAATGCTGAGACATAAATTTTCCCCTTTAGTTTTCATTATTCAGCAGATGCTTCTGGTTGTTGAACAGGCTGGTTTAATCCAGCCACCTGTGGCGCAGCTTGAGCATGAATCTTAGCAATCAGAGCTTTAGCAGATTGCTCAATATGCTTTAACAATGCTTCTACTTCTTGGATTTCTAGTGATAAGTTAATCATGTTTTCCTCAATCAAGTAAATTTAAAATAGCGTTACGGCTAGTAATATCCAAACAGCAGTCAGCACATACCTGAATCACATCTTTGATTACAGCAGTCAAGTCTTGTGTTTCAAAGGCAATCAACTGTCGTTCTTCATCTACGCCAAAAGGCTGTGTTGAAATAATGGCTTTGTCGCCAATAACATCTCTAATGTGATTTAGCATGGCTTTCTCCTTAGAATGGTGTTAAATCATCTTCTATTGTGTTTCTAGGCATTTCATCAGAGCCAGCAGCCTTAAAGCCTACAGGTTCTTTGACTTTGCCCACCGAAATACTGAAATACTTACCTACTTTTGCAGACTCTTTAATCCATGCGCTAAGGTAATGTTCTTTGCCTTGAAGCATGATTGACCCTGTGTAATCTGGGTGATTATCAGAAGTCTTGCGATTGTTCTTGAACAGCGATGCGCTGCCTTCCTTCATTTCGTAGGCCATTAGATTTCCTTTGCTTTTACGATTGGTTGTTTAACTTGTGGACTGCTTGCTGCATTACCATCATCATCGGCTTGCACTACGCCAACAACTGCTGCTAAAGCGTATCTACGCATATAGGTCAATGCCGAACCAGCGCCTTGCGCATCTGGTTTGGTTACTGGTAAAGACATCTCTTTACTAATCCATTCGCCAGAAGAATGACTGAGAACGGTAGTGAGTGACATTGTTCCGTCAAAATACTCGCCAGGAAACTGCATAACAGCCAAGCCATTCTCAGCAAGCAAGCTACGACAAGAATCCCAAACAGATTCCAAGTCAGCATAACGGCTCTTGAAAAACGGATTTGCAGAATCTTTGGTCGCATAAGTTAATTTCCCCTGAACGATTGACAATGCTTTGGCTAAGTTGGCGATAGATTCAGATTGACGCATTTGAACCTCCAAAGATGTTGCCAAAGTCATTGAATACGCTTTGTAGCAATACATTGCGTTTATTGTTGGGTTTGCCACAAGCAGCACGAATTACATCCACATCGTCTTGCGACAATTCTGTGCCGTATTCCATGTTATTCAACGCTACTTCCAAGCGTTCTTCCATTTCGGTCATTACTTGGTACATTTCATCCATCTAAATTCCCCTTAGATACATAGCGAAATTGCTATAAATGCCATTGTAAGCTAATTCAAGTGTCTGTCAAGAAGTATTTGCAAATTAGCAACATACGCTGTAAGATTGCACAGATGAAATTAAAACTGACCGATTCTGCCATTATTGATTTACTTGGTGGGCCAACAAAAGTGGGCAAATTATGTGGGGTAACCCCTAATGCTGTGTCTCAATGGCGAAAAAACAACATTCCTTATGCCCAGTTTGTATTCTTGGCGGCAACTCTTGAAAAAGAGTCGCATGGGCTAATTACAAGGCAAGACATATTCCCAACTAACTTTTGGCTTATATGGCCTGAGTTGCTTAAAAACAACGCTTTTATAGAAAGAGAATAGTGTAGAATCAAATCCCCTTAGATTGGCGGCTCTAACGACATCGTGGCGGTCTAAGGTAGTAGCGTTACCAGAAGGGTAAGAGGCTGAAATAGCGCAATACAGGTGGCGAAGATAGTGCCTGTGCCTCGCAAGACTGTCGGGTGAGCGATTCCGCAATGGGAGAACTTTGAAGGCAAACCTAGGTAGGCTAGGTGCGCTTAAACCGCTTGGGAGTAGCTTTAAAGCAACATAGGTATAAATACTTAGTGACTAACTAAAGACTATTGGGCAAACTACAAGTACTCAATAACGAGTAACCATTTAAGGGGAAATTAAATGAAAGACTTTTTACTAGCTTGTTTGTTAGGTGGCATTTTGGGAGCAATGGTTGGATATGCAGTACCTTCACACGCTCAGACTTATCCATTAACTAGCCCACAAGGTTACAACATGGGTACGGTGCAAATTCAAGGCAATACAGCCCAGTTCGTAAACCCACAAGGTTTTATTACACAAACTGCAACTTTGTATAATAATCAAGTGGTTATCACAACTCCAAATGGCGTTACAACTACAGTAATTGGCAATACTGGATATACAACACCGCCAAGCCCATCAACACCAATGTCACCAAGGGTGATGCAG